TACCAGTCGAGAAAGACGGCCAACTTGTTGGCGAACGTCCATTTGTAATGGATGAACGTCGAGTTAAAGACATCCCGAAAGAAGAGCGTAGCCAGTTAATAGGGCAGCTAGATGCCAATACTACGTTTAGAGAGTTCTTCAAGAAGACAGATGATTTCTTTCAAAGAGAATGGTTGGGGCCGAAACGTTACAAGCTCTATAAGGAAGGAAAATTTGATTTTGATAAGTTCTTCGATCCAGAGGGGCGGTTATACATATTGGACCAACTTCGAAAGTTGGATGAGCAAACCTTTAAGGAGTTGGGCTTATGAGTGAGTCAAGACATTTAGTGCTAAAGCGTCACCCTACTTTGAAAGGTTATCTGGTTATTTGTGATGAAGAAACTGGACAACCTCTAGCTGGACAGAGAGCAGTACAGATGAATTCTGATGCCTTAAATGGACCCGCAACAATTACTGTAACTTTTGAAGCATATGGTGCTCATGGTGTTCGCTTAGTGAGTGATGCACCAAGGCCAAATCAAACAAAGGAAATGTAGCGAAAGGTATTACAAATGCCTGAAAAGCAAATCAATATGTCAGATGCTCAATATATTCTGAGCACAAAATGAATTCTGGTGCCATTTCTTCAAATTAAGGTTTCAAGCCATGGCAATTTATGGTTTTACTTTTGAAAGATTAAAAGCAATTGCACTCATCAAATAGAACTTAATTTTTAACCATAGCACCTTCGGGTGCTTTTTTTGCGAGAAGAAAATGCCAAGCCCTATTATCCAATATTTCCAATATGAACATTTACCTGAACATTTGCAGCAAGTTAGTAAGCCAATTGGTGATTTAGCTCGGCAAATGGATGAGCAACTTCCTGACGGGCCTGAAAAATCCACAGGATTAAGAAAGCTACTTGAAGCAAAAGATGCATTTGTACGCCAAGCTTTAAGTAAATAATCATTTATAGAAATGAAGCGTCCTAATGGGCGCTTTTTTAATGCCTGAAGCTAAGCAGAGGGTTCAACAATTAAACCCGCTAAGCGGTATCTCTAGGAGATTTTTAAATGCCAGACGAAATCAAAGTTGATTTGGAAAATCCTGAAATTAAAGCAGCTATTCAAGACGCCGTTGATGAAGCTGTTAAAGGTCTTAAAGATAAGAACGCTGAACTTATCAAAGATAAAAAAGAGTTGAAAGATGAACTAGGTTCATTGAAATCAAAGGTTGAGGGTTTAGATCTGGATGCAATCAAGGTCCTGCTTGATAAATCAAATCAGGATGAAGAATCCAAACTTATTGCAGAAGGCAAGATTGAAGAAGTTATTCAGAAACGCACTGAGAAGATGCGTGAAGAGCATGACAAGGTTCTTAAGGCAGAGAAAGAACGGGCAGATAAAGCTGAAGCTTATGCCGAGAAATTCAAGAAATCAGTAGTGCAAAGCCAAATTGTTCAGGCTGCTATTGAACTTGAAGCACTGCCAGAAGCGACCCCTGATATCGCCTTTTTAGCTCAGACAAAGTTTGCATTAGATGAAAACGGCAAAGCTGTGGCAGTTGATGAAAACGGGGAAGTAGTCATTGGTAAAGACGGCCAAACACCGATGACCCCAAAAGAATGGGTTGAATCTCTACGTGAGCAAAAACCGTATTACTGGCCTAAGCCTAATGGTATGGGCGCATCAGGGAGCAACAATTCAAAAGGTCAGCCAGACATTCTCAAAGCAGATGGCTCGGTAAATATGACCAAATTGGCGCAATTACGAAATGAAAACCCGCAACTAGCTAAAGAGCTAGCGGCAAAACACGGTATTAAACTTTAAGGAGTAAAGCCTAATGGGCGATACAAAAATTGCTGATGTAATCGTACCCGAGTTATTCACTCCGTACGTATTAAATAAAACTGCCGAAAAGTCTGCATTATGGCAGTCTGGCATTGTTGGGGATTTAGATGTAGATGTAGCTTTCGGAACAGAGGGTGGTACTACTGTAAATATCCCATTCTGGAATGATTTAAGCGGTGAGTCAGAAGTACTTTCAGATTCAAAACCTCTTGGGTAAATAACATCACTTCAGGCAAGGATATTGCGATTCTTCATGCACGTGGTAAAGCATGGGGCGCTAATGATTTGGCTAAAGCATTATCTGGTGACGATCCACTTGGTGCGGTTGGTGATCTGGTGGCAGATTACTGGTCGCGTGAGTTTCAAGGTTTTACCGTAAATACCCTCAAAGGTGTATTCGGGGCGGCCAGCATGGCAGGTAATACCCATGATATTTCGGCAGGAACTGGAGCTGCAGCTGTAATTGATGGCGTATCTTTTGTTGATGCTTCTTATAAGTTGGGTGATGCCGTAGATAAATTAACGGCTATTGCAATGCACTCGGCAACCATGGCTGCTTTAGCTAAGCAAGGCTTAATTGAAACTGTTCGAGATGCTGATGGTGTGGTTCTCTACAAAACCTTTATGGACCGTCGTGTGATCGTTGATGATGGTATGCCAGTGGAGGGTGATGTCTTTACTTCATTCCTTGTTTGGTTATGGCGCGATTGGTTTCCAAGATATTGGGGCACCGGTTGGTGTAGAGACAGACCGTGACAGTTTAGCGGGTACTGACATTCTTATTAACCGCCGTCACTTTGTGCTACATCCTCGTGGCATTAAATGGGCAGGTGATACAGGTATTGCACCTAATAATGCCGGTCTTGCTACAGCCGGTAACTGGGAACGTGTCTACGATCCTAAACAGATCCGTATTGTGGCATTCAAGCACAAGATCAAATAACAAAAAGGCGGGTAACACCGCCTTATCTTTTTGGAGATCCACATATGGGACTTTCATCATTTAACCGTGCACGGGAAAGACAACAAATGACAGAAACAAAAATTGCTGAACTCGAAGAACAACTGGCAACAGTAAAGGGCGAATTTATTGCCTTTCAAAATGATACGGAAGCAATGAAAGCACGTATTGCTGAACTTGAATCAGGTGAAGGTGGTCAAACACCTGAAAATGACCAAAAACCAAGTGATACTCAACCACAACCAATTAACTATGCTGGTCTAAAAGTAGATGAGCTTCGAGCTGTACTAACTGAAAAAGGCATTGCATTTGAAGCAGGTGCTAAAAAAGATGAACTTTTAGCATTAATTCCAAAGGAATAATTCATGAGCTTTATCACTGAACAAGAAGCGATAGAACATGTTGAAGGCTTTGATGCTTTATCTGCTAGTGATAAGGCTCAATACCTTCAGATGTCAGAAGCTTATCTATTAGCACGTAACGTTAAGCCTTATGAAGATGCTACCCAAGTACCTGAACCTTTAAAAATGGCCTCCTATCAAATCATCAAGGGCATTATTAAAGGTGATCTATATCAAGGGCAAGAACAGGCACTAAAACGTAAGAAAGTCAAAGCTGATACGGTTGAGACCGAAAAGGAATATCAGGACGGATCAGTAAAGCTTAGTGCAATCGAGCAATTCATTCTTGATTTGATAAAACCGTATTGCAAACGGAAATCCGTCTTTTTTGTCAGGAAAATCTAATGGGCTTACGTGATGAAATTCAGGCAGATATTGATGAAGCATTTAATGAAGATTTAGCGGACGCCGTTCATTCATTTACTTGTGAGCGGATCTCAAGAAAAGATTGGGATCCTAAAACTGAAACGTATGTCGAAGTTAAAGAAAACTATTCTGGTCGTGGCGTTCTGTTTGGCTCATACAGTCAATATGAGATTCAGACGCTTGGAGTACTGGCCACAGATAAGAAGGCTACCGTGCTTCAAAATGAAGTGTCCATGACACCTAAAATTGAAGATGAATGGCTAACAGCCTTAGGCTCATTTCGAGTTATTCATATACAGCAAGACCCTGCCTCAACTATTTGGAAATGCCAGTTGAGAAAAGTTTGATTCATTTTTTATAGTTATTTGGTATTTTATATTTGTAAATTTCTAATAACGTAGAGTAAATATGTCAAAACAACCTAATTTAGATAATCTAGAAAGTCATATCCAAGAATCTTTAAATGGAATAAAGCTTTTATATAAAAATAGATGTTTCTCTCAAGCTAAATATTGTACATATATTCTCATTGATCAATTAGCATGGTTAATTAGTGTTTCAGAAACCCAAGTAAATATTTATTTTAAAAATTGGTTGAATAAGTATTTTATTAAACATTATCCAGAAATAACTGCAGAAGAAATTTGGGCATCACGAAATGGTATGCTTCATAATCATTCTTCTATTTCACGAGATATAGTTAATAAGAAAGTTTCTCGGCAACTATGGTTTGTGGATAATTTAAATCATCTAAATGACGTGAATACAGAATTTAACTCACCCGATTATTTTGTAGTTAATACTACACGTTTTCTTCAATTTGCTTTACTAAATGCTATCAATGAATTTATGAGTGATCTGAAGAGTGGTAACGTTCCAGATATGAATGATCTTGCTGAAAAGCTAGGGAAGCTATTGGCTGAAGTGAAACCTGATTGAGATATAACCGCCATTTTGGCGGTTTTTTTATGGGGAAATTTATGGGATGGAAGGGGAAAAAGCCAACTGATTTTAGTTTTGATGTGGCTAAAACGGCAGAGGAAAAGGTAAAGAAAATTACAATGGATGCTGTTCAATCTTTAGTTGTTTCAAGTCCTGTTGATACTGGCGCTTATCGTGCTTCTCATATCGTCTCAATTGGATCTGGTGACTATGGTGTACGTGGACCTGAAACTAATGCGGTGCAGGATGCAGCTCTTCAAGCCGTTAAGTTTAAGCTGGGTAATTTGGTCTACATACAAAACAATAAGCCATATGCTGAACGCTTAG